CGATGGAGCGAGATGAAGAGTTCTTTGCTCAGTTAACTGCAGAGAAGATGATTACAAAATTCAGGCGCGGATTCCCTTATCGCGAATGGATCAAGACAAGAGTTAGAAACGAGGCAACTGACTGCAGGGTTTACAGTCATGCAGGCTTGAAATTATTAAACCCAAACTGGCAGGCTTTAACTGAAAGGCTTGAACCAAAAGAAGAGGCCGCGCCGGTTAAGCAGGAAACGTTAACACAACGGCACGTTAAGAACATTAATAAGCGTCCACGTAAAGGTGGTTTCGCACAAAGGTGGTGATATGGCGATAGAAATCCCAACGGCTGAACCAACAGAAATCGTTGCCGGTGATTACATACAATGGCTGCAGCCAGAAAACTCTGACCGATCTATCGCAGATGGCTGGGTTCTATCGTATGCGATTGTTGCTGCCGGTAAGAATATCGATATCCAGTGTACAGATAATGGTGACCAGCAACACTTGGCTACCATCTCGGTTGCCACCAGCAAGACATTACCATCAGGAGTTTATAACTGGCAGTCGTACATCACGAAAGGTGATGAGCGTTACCTAGTAGATTCAGGCCGCATCAAAATCCTTGTTAACTTTGCTGACATGGACGGTGGTCACGATGGTCGAAGTTACTGGCGGATCACTCTTGAGAATGTTGAAGCAGTTATTCAGCAGAGAGCGACAAAGGACCAATCGAGTTACACAGTAAATGGTCGGCAGCTATCTCGTACTCCTGTTGCCGATTTAATTCTGCTTTATGATAAAGCTAAATCAAATGTCGTTGCTGAAGAGCGAGAAGAAAACCAAAAGAACGGTCTTGGCGGCTCTAATAATATTTTCGTGAGGTTCTAGAATGAAGTTTACACAACGACTGATGTATGTTCTCGCGGGAAGAAAGATTCCATCTAGTGGACAGCAGCATCCTGTTTCCTTCCGTTCTTTTTATTCAGGCGCACTTGACCGGCTAACAAATTCGTTTGCAGGTACTGAACTGTCAGTTAATGAATCGTTGAAGCGTGATCTCGATAAGATGCGCCATCGATCTCGTACACTTGTAAACGATAATGATTACGGTAAGAAGTTCATCAGCATGGTGAAGACTAACGTCATCGGTAACAAAGGTATTCGCCTGCAAGCAAAATCAAAAGGCAGTGATGGCAAGCCTGACAAAATGGATAACGATGCGATAGAAGCCGCATTTAAAGATTGGTCGAAGATGGCAAACTGTGGCGTTACCGGAAAGCTTACGCTGATGGATATTCAGCGCATGTCGATGTCATCTGTTGCGATGGAAGGTGAGTGCCTTATTCGGTTCGTTAACAACCATGCATACAAGTATGGAATGGCACTGCAGATGATTGAAGCTGACCGTCTGGACACTCAATTTAATGTTGACTCAATAAACGGTTCAAACAAAGTTGTCATGTCCGTTGAGCTTGATGAATTTGAAAAGCCAGTTGCATATTACATTCTGGTTAAGCATCCAAGTGAAACAACCGTTACCTATGGCGGTAAAAAATACATGCGGATCGAGGCATCAGAAATAATTCATCTGTTTGTTCCAGAGCGCATCAATCAGGCTCGTGGTATCCCGTGGATGCATGCAAGTATCAGACGCATCAACATGATCGGTGGATACGAAGAGGCCGAATTAGTTGCTGCTCGTGCAGGCGCATCTAAGATGGGTTTCTACTACACCGAAACAGGTGAAGAGTATAAAGGCGATGGCAAGGACGAGTCAGGAAACCTGATGCAAGAGGCTGAACCAGGAGCGTTCGAGCAGTTACCGCATGGCACTAAATTCGAGGCATATGATCCTACTCATCCAACCGGCGCATATAATTACTTCCTTCGAGGAGTACTGAAAGGTGCTGCTGCAGGTCTTAATGTTTCGTACACAGGTTATACCGGTGATCTTGAGGCCGTTAACTATTCATCTATACGTGCAGGCTTAATCGAAGAGCGTGAGAACTGGAGAGTGGTCCAAGGCTGGTTCATAGAGCATGCAATGGCACGTATTTATGAGCGATTCTTATCAGGCGCATTGACGCGGGGTTTAATTGTTAACGAAGCAGGCGTAAAATTGCCGCTAAGTAAGAAAGAAAAGTTTCTTAACGTTACTTGGCAGGCTCGTGGTTGGGCATGGGTTGATCCATTAAAAGATCAACAGGCAAACGATGCCGCAGTTGCTGCAGGACACAAAACAAACTCTTCAGTTGTTGCCGCTACCGGCGAAGATTTGGAAGAAGTTTATGAGCAACTGGCATACGAGAAAGAGCTTGCAGCTAAATACGGATTAGATTTTTCACCTCAAACAGGTAATGATGACGATGAAGACGAAGAAGAAACAAACGCAAAAGACAAAACAAGTAAAACGTCAGATTGATACTGGCGTATTACACAGAACATTTACTCTCAACCGTGAACAGGTTGATGAAGAAAACCGAACCGTACCACTGGCATTCTCAAGTGAAGAGCCAGTTGAGCGATGGTTTGGTAATGAAGTACTAAGTCACGATCCATCTCATGTAGACCTTGGTCGGTTGAACGATGGTGGCGCGTTACTGGTAGACCATGATCCTCGTGATCATGTAGGTGTAATCGAAGAAGCATCCGTAGACTCCGATAAGGTAGGTCGAGCAATTGTTCGCTTTGGTCAGGGAACAAGAGCGCAGGAAATTTTTCAAGATGTACTAGATGGTATCCGAAGCAAGATCAGCGTTGGTTACCGAATCCATGAAATGCTTGAGGACCGTGATACGGATACCTATACAGCAACTCGTTGGAGTCCGCATGAAATCAGCTTTGTCTCGATTCCTGCAGATGCTACAGTTGGTGTTGGTCGAAGTCAGCGTGAAGCAGGCGAAAAATTTGAAACTACTGTGCTATCTGAAGAGATAGTCGAACCCATCCAAGAGGAACGAACAATGAAAACTGCAGAAGAAATCGCAGCAGCAAAAGCGGAACAGAAAGCTGTCCGTGAGCAGGTTCGCAAAGACGAACTGGCTCGAACAAAAGAAATCCGCGCACTTGGTAAAGAGCATGGTCAAACCGAATCTGCTGATACAGCAATCGAAAACGGTACTTCAATTGAAGACTACCGTGTTGACGTTCTTAACTGTCTGCGTGACACACCGGCTGCTCCTGCTCCAAAAGCAGAGATTGGCTTAACCCTTCAGGAATCTCGTTCATTCTCTATGCTTCGCGCATTGAATGCACTAGCTAATCCTAACGACAAACGCGCACAGGAAGCTGCAGCATTCGAGATCGAATGTTCAAATGCAGTTGCTGAATCTCGCGGCATCGATACAGCAGGTTACTTCGTTCCACAGGGCGGCGTAAACGGTTTTGTTGATTCTCGTGGCATGGGCATGACTACTGGCGGCATCGCAGTACCATACGAAGTGCAAAACGCAAAACGTGATTTGAGCGCAGGCACAGCGACTGATGGTGCTGAATTGGTAGCAGAGAACTTGCTGTCCGGTTCATTCATCGATGTCCTTCGCAACTTATCTGTCGTTGCAAGCATGGGCGCAACAATGCTGACCGATCTGGTTGGTGACGTAGCTATCCCACGTAAGACATCAGGTTCTGCTGCAGGCTGGATTTCAACTGAAGGCGGAAACGCGGCTCAGTCTGATCCTCAGTTTGACCAAGTAACTCTGACACCTAAAACTGCAGGTGTTTACACTGAAGTTACTCGTCAATTGCTGAAACAGTCTTCAATCGATGTTGAATCACTGCTTCGTCAAGACCTAGCTGCAGGCATGGCAACATTGCTTGACCTTGCTGCTTTGTATGGTACTGGTGCTTCTGGTCAACCAACTGGTGTACTTAACCAAACTGGTGTCCTAACTCCAACTGCGTTTGCAGGTGTTAATCCTACATACGCTGAAGTTGTAGCGATGGAAACAGCAGTTGCTGACGTTAACGCTCTGATGAACAGTCTTGGTTACATTCTTACCACCAACATGCGTGGTGCTTTGAAGACAACTGATAAGTTCTCTGGTAGCGGTAACGCAGTATGGGAAAAAGGCAACCGTTTGAACGACAACCCAACAGGTGTGTCAAATCAGCTTACTGCTGGTGATATGTTCTACGGTAACTGGGCAGACTTGCTGATCGGAGCGTGGGGAAATCTTGACCTTCTCATCGATCCTTATAGCAATTCACTGTCTGGCACAGTGCGTGTTGTTGCTCACCAGAGCATTGACATAGCGGTGCGTCACGGCGAGTCATTCGCGTTTAACAACGACACTTAAGTTGTAGTTAAGTTTAAATAGGGGGGTGGTGTATACCCCTCCCTATTTTTCAATTTTAAAAGCAAGGTGAAAAAATGAAAACAATCGGTAACGCGTCAACCATAGAGTTGCTTGCGAACGAAAATAGAACCGCTGGATTTGATGGTGACACTTTCGATGCACAGGAATTTGTTGGTGAAGCAATGATAGCGATGAGTATTTCGCCAATTGGAGCAGGAACTGCTGCTTTCACACTTGAGACATCGCACGATGGAACGACATGGGTTGCTCCTTCAATAGGACTTCCGTCAGGAGATGCTGCAGTCGCTGTTCGAGGAGATGTTTTATTTGATATCGGCAGTTTAAGACGATACATCAGAATTAAAGGCTTAGTTCTAGGTGGTGCTGATTATTATTGTGCCGCCATGATTATTGGCTTTAAACAAAATCGTTAATATTTTATAATTTTATAAAAAAGAGGAAAAAACAATGAAATTCAAAATGAATCACGGCTGTATCGGTGGTGGTAAAAAGCTCGCTAAAGGTAAAACTTATGAGTCACCAAAAGACGTTCCTGAGAAAGACGCTGTTTACCTGGTAAACACAAAGGCGGCTACTGAAATCAAACCGAAAGGCGCGAAAGAAAAAGAAGCTGAAGGCGTAACTGCCGGTAACACCAAGGTATAACAATGCCTGTTGAAACTGACGATGATAGACTTGCCATACTTGCTGACTTCGGCGTTGAGGCCGAGATCAGCGGTAAGACTATTGTCGGCGTTTTCGATAACCAGTATGAAGACGCTAATGGCATGGCAGTACAAGTGCCAGTATTTACTGTCCGTATGATTGATATAAATGATGTTTCTCGTGGAGACAAAATTTATATCGAAAAAACGAATTACACTGTAGCGGAGATTCAGGATGATGGGCAAGGAATTGCTCACGTTATCCTGCAGAAAACATAATGCATCGCGCTGAAGCAATAATGGACGCAGTTAACACTGCGATCCTCGGACTAACGACAACAGCAACACGAGTTGTTCGTGCCAGAGTACGCACTGTTGAAAACGCACCGGCCCTATCTCTTGAGCAGGGTGCTGATGACGTTAATCCTGAGTTAAGCAGCTTTCCAAAGGTCGCTCGTGAACTTAACGTTAAAATCATCGCTCATGTAAAGGATAACGTTGATGCTGACTCTAATTTAAACCTGATTCGATCAGAAGTGTTTGCTGCAATGAGGGCCGACAACGCTCTCAATCTTACCTATGTTGTAGATATCGATTTGATTGGTGATGATGAGCCTGAATTTACTGGTGAAGCAGATCAAATTGTAGGCAGGCAAGTGATGAATTATGTAGTAAAATATCGACATTCTTGGACAGATGCGGGAGCATAGTAATGGCTAACAACAAACGTGTAACAATGAAACCACGAGTTAGTGAAGCGACAGCTAAAAAACTTGCTGCAGCAGAAGCTAAGTCAAAATCTAAATCAACAGAGGTGAAGAAAGATGCTGACAAGTAGAGAAGTCGTTCTTGTAAAAAAGGAAACGACATACAACACAGACGCAGCACCTGTTGCTGCAAACGATGCACTGTTGATCGGTAATCCGTCATGGGCGCACGAAGGTTTGCGAATGAACGAGCGTAATGTGGTTAAAAACACAAACGCAGTTAAGCAACACATCTTTGGTGGCACACTTAAAACAATTTCACTTGAAGTTGAACTGAAAGGTTCTGGTGCTGTAGGAACTGCTCCTGAATTTGGCGTACTGTTTGAGGCATGTTCTTACGTTGAATCTATCGCTGCAGGCATAGCGGTATCTTACGCCCCGACATCAACGACTGCTGACCAGGAGAGTGTCACCGTCTGGTATTATCAGGACGGTTTACTGCACAAGCTAACAGGTTGTCGCGGAACGTTCAGCGTTAATATCGAAACCGGTGCGATCCCAATGGCAACGTTTACGCTTACGGGCCACTCTGTTGCGCCTATCGATGCCGCTATAGTTATTCCTACCCTCGATGCTACTGAGCCAGTTGCTGTTAAAGGCAACGCATTCACTGTTGGCGGATATGCTGCACAGATTTCGTCACTTGCCTTTGATGCCGGTGTTGAAGTTGCTACGCCATCATCAATGTCTGCAGATGACGGTTTTGGTGAAGTATTCGTTGGTAAGCGTGATCTTAATGGATCATTTGATCCTGAGATGGAACTTGTCGCGGCTAATGACTTTTACGGTGACCTTGTTGACGGTAGTAAGCTTGCGCTTGCATCTGGTAGCATCGGATCGGTAGCCGGTAACATTTTTGATATCACAATGCCTGCGGTTTACTACCGTGACGCATCAAACGGTGATCGCGATGGTATTCGTACTTACGAACTGCCATTCGGTGCTGTTGAAGATACTGGCGATGACGAAATGCTTATCGTTTTCACTTAATCATTTTTTTAACTTAACTCTATAGGTGCTTGCATGGCAAAAGCAATAGAATTACTTATCGGAAAAGAACATCAGTCAGACGTTGATACCGATGAGCTAAAAACAACGTGGATTTTACGAACATTAACCGGCATTGAGTTTATGCGATGTACGGCACATGGTTTTGTTGATCACGAAATGATAATCGAACTTGGTTTAACCGGCTGGAAAGATTTTCCAGATGCGGAAGGTAATGAGATTGAATTCTCAAGCAAAAACATTGGTCGAATCCCTCCTTTAATTCTGCAGGACATCTCGTTTGAAATTCAAACGATGTCTCAATTGGGAGAAGAAGAAAGAAAAAACTCATAATCGCAATCGAAGTAATTAACAACGCAAAAGACTTCGATTGCGCGACCTGTAACGATAAGTATTGCGGCGAGGGTGTCAAAGGATCAAAAGGAATTGCTCCTTACCCAAAATGGAGAATAGATGTGATTGGAACACTAAATTCCTGCCCATTACCGATGATAACTGAAGAGTCGGACTTCTTTTTAAAAATGCATAAGCATTATAAGAATGGAATCCTGCTTAAAACTGGCGGTCTTTTGGACCAACCAAACAAATATCTTGAAGCGATGGAGTTAATGGGATAATGGCTACAGGTCAAAAAACAGAGTTTACAATTGATGCGAAGGACAAGACTAAAAAAGGTCTTTTATCCGCGCAGAAAAACCTAAAGAAAACCGGCAAGGAAGCCAATAAGCTTGCGAGTAACTTCCGAAACGTGGCACGGGCAACCGTTGTCATGGAAGGCCCGTTAGGCGGCACTGCAGGACGTTTATCTGCAGTTGCTACCATGCTTGGCAATGTCAGTTTAGGTGCTGTTGCACTTGGCGCAGGCTTCACCGCAATGACTGCTGTTGGCTATAAATCATTGAAGATGTTTGCTCGTTGGGAATCTCAAAACCTTAAAATAAACCAGTTGCTGGAGCAAACTGGTGGCGCATCCGGTCTGGCAGCATTCGAGATCGAAGACATGGCTGTTCGCATTGGTCGAGCAACCCTTTCTAGTGCTGACGATGTTAGATCAGCCTCTGCAGTACTCCTTTCGTTTAAATCAATCGCTACCGACTCATTTGAGCGCACACTGGACGTTGCGTCCGATTTGGCAGCACTTACCGGACAAGACCTTAAGCAGTCTGTAATCCAACTAGGCAAAGCCTTAGACGATCCAGCTACCGGCATGAGCGCATTACGGCGTGTTGGTGTGTCATTTACTGACTCTCAGAAAGAAATGATCGTCACCATGAATAAGACAGGTGACGTTGCAGGCGCACAGTCTGAAATACTTAAGCTGCTTGAAGGCCAGCTTGGTGGAGCAGGTGCTGCAGCCGGTGAAGGTTTATCCGGTGCTGCCGATCTCGTTACTGAGAACTGGAGCTTGATGCTGATTAAGATGGCAGAATCAGGTGCAGGTACGGCAGCAACTAAAATGCTGAATGAACTTGGCATGGTTTTGCAGTGGGTTGGTCACTTAATTGATCCTGACCCGCTAATCAGGCTTGTCGAAATAAATCAAGACTTAAGAGCAACAATGAAAGAGGTCAACGATGAAGTTGATCGTGGCGGAGCAAGCACTGCATTCATGGGCGCAAAAGGAGCGCAAATTCGATTGCTGCGTGAGGAAAAGGCTGAGATTGAAGCAACTCTTGAATTAAAGAAGAAAGATGTAGAGACTGCTCGCGCACAAGGTCGCGCCGCACAGGAAGAGATTAAAAAACAAAAAGTAGTAGAAGCCGAACTGGCAGCGCAAAGAAAAACGATTAAAGAAGAAAAAAAACAGTT